ACGGCGCGGGCGAAAGCGGAAGCGACAGCAAAACAAAATTTAGCAACGGCAAACAGACTTGCCAGCGCAGCGGCGGCTGGTTTGCGGGGCGTTATGGGGCTGCTCGGTGGTCCTGCCGGTGCGGTGACTATTGCCGCCAGCGCATTGTTATATTTTCACTCTCAGGCGGAAGAAGCGCGTAAAAAAGCGATTGATACCGCTGCCGCTAACGAGCAACTGAAAGAAAGCTATGAGGGGTTAAGCGAAGCCGTACTGACTACCAAGATTTTTGAGCAAATCGAAGCGATGAAAGAGCAAGAAGAGCAGATCAAAAAATTGGGTTCTGCGATGATCTCGACCGAGTTTAGTCATCGTCGCGGCGGTTGGTTTGCTTCAACTGCGCAGGAAGTAGAAGAAGCGTCGGCAAAATACAAAAGCGGCTTGGAAGTTGCGTCGGCTAAAAATCAGGCATTTGATAATCAACTACGCGCACTTGTACAGTCCATGCTGAATAATGGCAAGTCGTTAGATGATATTCACAAAAAATTATCTGTATTTAATGTTGGCGCAGAAAAAGCCGGTCAAATTATCGCCGATGTAAAAAATGGCATTGATAAAAATAAGGATAGCGCTAATCAGGCTACGGCTGCCGTTATCGATCTCGCGAAAGCTCAAAGCGAGCTAATTAAAAAATCTGATGATTTACGCGCCAAATTAGAGGTGTTAGAGCTTAAAAATAAAGGTCATGCTAAGGCATCTTATGTGTTGGCAGGTCTTTATGAAGTACTTGGTGTTAAAGGTGCTGAATACTCAAAGGTTCTTAATGCTATTGCCAATGGTGACGTAGCGGCCGCACAGGCAGCCGCAACTGCGATCAACTTATCCGCCGAACAATTACAAACCATGCTAGACATGGGTAAAAAGATTGAAGGGTTATTTGATACAGATACTAAGGTAGCCACCATTGAAACAAGTCTCAAAAAGAATAAGTCGTCAGATAATGCTCGTGAAAATTGGCTTAACTTTTACGATGAAATTCGCAAGAAATCGTCATCAACTCTAGGCGAAATTAACCTTGAAGAAGTGCGGATGTTTCAGCGTCTCGATGAACATATGCGCAAAGGGGTTGTGTCTCACCAAGAGTATGAAACAGCGAAGACGGCAATTACAGAACGTTTTGCGAAACAGCGTCTTGAACTCGCCGGCAAATATGCGCCTGAAAAACTGCTTAAATCAAACCTTACGGAAGATTTAGGCAGTATTGAAGAATTGCGGTCCGCCGGTCAATTAAATGCTGACGAAGCAAGAAAAGCTGCTCAGCAAATGCAATTTAATTACGCACAGCAGATTTCTCAACAGGCAGTTGATCCATTAAGCAAACTACGGGCAATCTACGACCCTCAACAGGAAACGCGAAACAAACAAGCGGAAGAATTGGCGCAGTTGCAAGCATTTAACGAGCAGAAACTGATTACCGAAGAAGAGTATCAGCAACGCAGACAACAGATCATCGATAAATACAAAAATGACGAGTTCCAACGCGAAATGGGACAATACGCCACAGGTCTGAACGATTTAGGCGGTGCATTTGGTAATTTGGCATCTGCTGTTGAACAGTCGGCAGGGAAACAATCCGCCGCTTATAAAGCGATGTTTGCGGTATCAAAAGCGTTCGCTATTGCAGAATCTACGGTTAAACTATCTCAAGCGGTCGCACAAGCGATGGCAGATACAACCGCACTTACTCCTGCTCAAAAATTTGCAAATATGGCAGCGGTGGCGGCAGCGGGCGCGAATGTTATTTCGCAGATTATGAGCGTCGGATTTGCTGGCGGTGGTTATACTGGCGACGGCGGGAAGTATGCGCCTGCTGGTATTGTCCACCGAGGAGAGTACGTCATCACAAAAGAAGCCACGAGCCGTTTGGGACGTGGCTTTTTAGATCAGCTTAACTATGGCGCTCCGCGTCGTGGCTTTGCTAATGGTGGCGGTGTAAGCGTGCCTGAATTGCCTAACTATGGCGGAAACATCGGCCGGAGTAGCGGTAACATCACCGTGAAAGTGATCAACAACGGCGAACCAGTTTCCGCCAGCGTGAGTAGCGAGCAAAACGGCGATGAATTGCAAATTACCGTTGAGCTTATGCGGCAAATGGATCGCATTGCGGATATGCGCTATCGCAAAAATCAGCGCGAAGATATGCGTAGTGGTGGGGCGTTTAATCGGACGTAATGAATGAGGTAATAAATGGCACTTGATATTTTGCCTTACTGCCCGAAACCGGGTTACACAGTCAAAAACGAACCGCGCCGGAAAGTGAACAAGTTCGGCGACGGTTACGAACAGCGTATGGTGGACGGATTTAATCCATTATTGCGCAAATATTCGCTGACTTTCAAAGTTCAGCATAAAAGCGCGGTCGATTTTGACAGATTTTTAAGAAATAAAGGCGGCGTAACCGCCTTTTTATTTCGCGAAAAAGCCAATGATAACCAGTTGATTAAGGTCGTTTGTCCCGAATGGAGTAAAACCGTCGGGAAGACGCACACTGAATTTAGTTGCAGCTTTGAAGAGGTGGTGTAATGCCAAAGCCAATACCGCGCGATATGCGACAAGAATTACCGAAACTTGAGCAGGGCGCGCTAATTGAACTATGGGAAATTGACTTGCGGCACATTCACAGCGCGAGCAATCCTGCGCAAAAAGGCGAGTTATTGCGGTTCCATAACGGCGTAAATCAAGGCCATCAAAACGTATTTTGGCAGGGCAATGAATATCAAGCCTATCCGATCAGCGCTGACGGCTTTGAATTATCCGGACAAGGTCCAAGTAACCGCCCGACTTTGACTATCTCGAATATGTACGGGATTGTTACCGCTCTTGCCGAAGATTTCGGGCAGGGATTGGGCGCAAAGGTTACGCGGCGCTTGGTGTATGCGCAATTTCTTGATGCTAAGAATTTTGACGGCGGGAATGCGAAAGCCGATCCGACGCAGGAATCAATTAGTTACTACATTATCGAGCAGTTGAAATCATTAACTGATGACGTGGCGACGTTTGAGCTTGCTTTACCTGCGGAAACGGATAACGCGCGCATACCTATTTTGATGATCACGTCCGACACCTGCATTTGGCGTTATCGCAGCGCGGAATGTGGCTATACCGGTCCACCGGTGGCTGATGAGTTTGATAAACCGACAACCGACGCGAAAAAGGATAAGTGTTCGCACTGTTTGCGTGGTTGTAAATTACGCTGGGGTAATGATACCGCTTTGCCTTTCGGCGGCTTTCCGTCCACCACACAATACGGTAACTAAATAATGAAAATTCCTGATAATTTAAAGCAAGAAATACTTGATTACGCTAAACGACAAGAGCCGCGCGAAATGTGCGGTTTTGTTGTTTTGGAAGACGGCGAAAAAGTATTTTACCCTTGCCCGAACATTTCTTCCGATCCGGAAAATTATTTCGAGATCGACCCGGAAGAATGGATTATGACAAGCGAAATTGGCGAGATTATCGCGTTAGTTCACTCCCACCCGAACGGTCTGCCGTATTTATCAACCGCCGACCGTGTGTGTCAGATCCGGTGTGCTACAGCGTTTTGGTTGGTGGTGGATAATGAGATTTTACAATTTCGACCGGTTCCGACGTTGCTTGGGCGTAATTTTATCAATTATCACCAAGACTGCTCGCAGTTGGTATTAGATGCCTATATGCTGGCTGGTTTGGATTTTGGGCGACCAAAGCCACCGGCTGGCTATAATTTTGAGTGGTTTGAAAGCGGTCAGAACCTGATTGAAGAAAATTTAGTGCGGTTGGGATTTGAAAAGCTCACAGAAGAACCCGCGCAGCTTGGCGATGTGGTGTTGTTGAAAATTGGTAGCCCCGTGCCGAATCATGCCGGCATCTATCTCGGCGATCAAACAATGCTACATCATAGTGTAGGGCGATTATCCGCGCGTGTGCCGTATGACGGAGCATGGCTGCGATCAACGCATAGCATTTGGAGACATAAGCAATGGCGACAATTACATTTCACGGCGATCTTAAACGATTTATTGATTCCCCCTTTGAATTAGAAGCGCGGTCGTTTTCCGAGTTAATGAGCGGCTTGTTGACGCAGATTAACGGACTGCAACAACACCTGCGCAAAGGTTATTACAAGGTGCGTATCGGCAAACGTTATCTTTCGGAAAATCAAATTAAAACCAATCCACAAATGGCGCTCACAGAAGATAGTACGGTGCATTTTACGCCGTTTATCGCCGGCGCAGGCAAGGGGCTTGGTATTGGTCAAATTGTTATTGGCGTGATTTTAATTGCTGCGTCATGGTATGCCGGCGGTGCGGCGGGTTGGGGTTATTTGGGAACGCAAATGGGTGCAACATTGGCTTTTTCTATGGGGGCGGCGTTGGTCTTATCCGGCGCAATGAGCCTATTAACTCAAATCCCCTCAATGGATGCTGCAACTGGTAAAGAAAGCGAAAAGAAACAAAGTACTTCGTTTTCAAACATCAAAAATCTCACGCCGCAGGGGAGACCGATCCCGTTATTGTACGGCGAGATGATGACAAGCCTTGTGCTTATTTCGCAGGGCGTTGAAACGTTTGATGATATGGACACGCTAAAGAAAGGGTAGTTTATGGGTGGTGGAAGTAAAGGTGGTGGCGGTCATACACCGTATGAAGCGCCGGATTCGCTGAAATCAGCGCAGAAATTACGCGCGATTGGCTTGATTTCGCTCGGGCCAATCAAAGGCACAGTGAACAAATGGAAAACGACGTATTTTGACAATACACCAATCCAAAATGCGAACGGCAAAGATGATAACGATACTGATAGTTTCAACTTCAAAAATACCGAAATTCAATTCACTCTCGGTACGCAAGATCAGTTGCCGTTAAAAGGATTTGAAGCAAGCGAGCGAGAAGTACCGGTAAACGCAGAAGTTAAGCACGCGCACCCGTTGACAAAAACGGTTATCGATCCGGATGTGTCACGCTTGCGCTTGACGCTGGCGGTAAGCGCGCTATTTAGCCAAAACGATCAAGGTGATACGCACGGAACAAGCGTTACGTTTGAGGTATTGATCAATAATTTGCCGCGCAATACTTACACTATTGAGGGTAAATCATCTTCACGCTTTTTCCGTAGCTATATTATCGAAAATCTGCCAGAAGTGCCGTTCACAGTGACGGTTAAGCGCGTTACAGAAGACAGCAAAAGTCAACGATTACAGAACGCGACAAGCTGGGCGAGTTATACGGAAATAATCGACACTAAATTGTCATACCCGAATATGGCGTTGGTGGGCATCAAGACCGATTCGCGTTATAACCCGAATTTCCCGAATATCAATTTTTTGTTGCACGGTCGCTTAGTCAAAATTCCGAGTAATTACGATCCCGTTGCCCGGACTTATGCCGCCGGCCTTTGGAAAGGTGACTTTAAAGAAGACTGGACGAACAACCCCGCTTGGGTCTTTTACGATTTAGTCACCAATAAACAAATCGGCTTAGGTGAACGCTTAGGTGATTTCGGCGTTGATAAATTCCAACTTTACCAAATCGCGCAGTATTGCGATCAACTCGTGCCGGACGGCTACGGCGGGCAAGAACCGCGCATGACGGCTAACCTTTGGATCACTGACCAACGCAGCGCTTATGAAGTATTGTCAGATATGGCAAGCGTCTTCCGCGCCATGGTGATTTGGAACGGTCAGCAAATGACTGCAACACAAGACCGACCAACAGATCCAGTCTGCACCTATACGCAATCTAACGTGATTGACGGCAAATTTACCCGCCAATATGTGGCGCAGAAAGCAATTTATACTGCCGTTGAGGTGGAATATGCCGACAAGCGCAATATGTATCAGAAAGCGATCGAGTATGTGGCGGACGATGACCTGATTCGCCGCTACGGTTACAACGTGAAGAAGATAACCGCGTTTGCCTGTACTTCGCGCGGACAAGCTCATCGTTACGGTAAATGGATACTTGAGACCTCGCGCCTTGAGCAATGCACGATTACCTTTGCGGTTGGCCGACAAGGATTAATGCACCTACCCGGTGATATTATCGAAGTGGCAGACAATCGATACGCCAACACAAATTTAGGCGGTCGTGTATTGTCGATTAATGGAAAGGTTGTGACGTTAGATCGCCCGATTGATTTCACCGCCGATAGTTACCTCGGTTATTTAAGCACAGTTGAGGCGGCGGAAATCGTTCGCGTTAAAATTTTAAGTGTTGATGACAAGCAGCGAGTGAATTTAGATCGCGAACCGATTGGACTTGTTGAAAATGCGAATTGGACGTTGCACACGGCGCAAGTAAAAACGCAGCTTTATCGCGCGATTGGCATTGCTGAAAACAACGACGGTTCTTTTGCGATTACTGCACTCCAACACGAGCCACAGAAAGAAGCAATCGTGGACAATGGGGCGAATTTTGAACCGTTGAGAAGTACGTTACATCAAGGTGGGCTTATCCCGCCGACTAATCCTGATGTAACAACGGACGGCAGCGCAATTAGGCTGAATTTCCAACCGCCGGCAAATTTCATCGGGCAGGGGCTGAAATATCAGGTTAAATTGTATCGCAATGGCAATCTTTATAATGTTTATGATGATCTAGAGAATTCCTCGCTGGCGTTTAACGATCTGCCTGACGGTGATTATATCGCTGAAATCCGAGCCAAAAATAGTGCCGGTCAGTTGTCAGAACCAACGACAAAGGCATTTAGCATCAACTTTAACATCAGCGAACTTGTTACCGTATCAAAAGTTTTTGGCATCGATTTATCGTGGAGAAATCCACTATTTGCCGCGCTGAATGCGTCGATCGAAATTTGGGTAAGTAAAGATAATAACTTTGCGAATGCCCGTAAATTAATCACTCTCGCATACCCTACAAATAGTTACAGCTACACCGGTTTAGGTGCGGCAGAAACTTATTGGTTTTGGGCACGCATGGTAAACAAGGACGCGGCGGGACGGTTTACTGCGGCGGCTGAGGGTATTACTGAACGCTCGCCACAGAAACTTGTTGAAGCGCTGCACGGCGCGATTACTAAAGATGCCTTTAATAAGGAACTAATTGATAATCTAGCCAATATCGAAAAAACCGCCGATGACGCGAAAGTAAGTGCAGAAAGCGCGGTAAAAAATGCAAAAGAAGCAGGCGACAAAGTCTCATCAATGCACACCATCAAAACGCAAGCTATTGCAGGAGACCGCAAGGCGATTGCAGGTATTGCGATTGGTGCAGAAACAGACGGCAAGACCGCCGAAAGCTCTGTGATTGTAATGGCGGACAAGTTCGCCGTAGTCAAGAATGACAAAGACGATCAGGTTAAACCTGTTTTTACGATTGCTGATGACAAAGTAGCTTTGAATGGCGATATTGCCGTAAAAGGAGACCTAATCGGTAATCGGTTTGTTGGTGGAGAAATAGATATTAGTGGTAAGGATGGAGAGTTAAAAGTCGGGCGTAGTGGGGCGTTTGTGCTTAGATCAAGCAAACATAATGAGGGGTTATATATGGATAATCAAAATATCATCATCTACGATAGCAAAGGGCGTATTGCTCTTAATATTGGTAAAGCTAAGTAGCGAGGTAATGAAATTGATTGATTATGCATTACAAACATTCGATACGAAAGGGAATGTTGTATTTGATAGCCGTGGGGTTGTTAGCAATATAACTCTTGTTGGGGTGGTAGATATTTTAAGACCTGACGGGGAAGTTGTTATCAATGATTTACCTTATAACAAGAATTTGTTCTATTTTGTTAGTAGAAATATGTTGTCTAATGGCTCTTTATTGGTTCAGTTTTATCCAATCTATGATGAACAAAAAAAAGTAAAAGGATTTTTCTGGAATACTGATGATGCGACTGGTTTTGATACGCGTAACAACTATTCTCCTTTGAGGGTTTTCTATGGGTACTACTAAATATGGAATATTTGGCGATTTTAATGCTTCAAATGAAGATTTTATATTGCCAAAATGTATTGCTGTGGTGGATGTTATACAAACACGAACAGCAGGAGCGATTGGTGGCACTTGTCCGACCTATATCTATTGCGCACCACATTTACATAGTCCAGCCCCAGAAGCAAGGTTAAGAAGAAACCTGCTTTTTGAATATATTAGTGAGTATCCAGACGATTTAGATGGGGATAACCCAGTTAAAAAGATCCCTTTCGCTTTCCCATTTTCTTACCGCCGTCCTCATAGGCGTATTTTAGATGAAACGGAAGTACAGAGATATGAGATAGAGTTTAATGCGTTCTATATGGGGGTAATGATAGCAACGGGTTATATTCCGAGATCGAAAGAACAAAAGATGGTTTCTGAGCCTAATAAATTACCTAGCATAGGACAGATGATAGAAGCATATACCAATCCAAAAGATTGCACCCATATTGGCATTGGTTATCGTAATATGTCTAATCCCGACACATTTGTCGGGGTGGAGTATAGGGGTGGTGGGAGACAATCCAATACAGGAGATTTGTCTATATCCGTTATCAATATGACTCGAAGTAATACTGTAATTCCATTTAAAGTTCGCTTATATATCTATGATTTGTCGGGACTTGGAACAAAGAGCTTTATGTTTAATTTATTCCAACAACGCGATGAATATTCTGATAATTTCAATGCGTATGGAATGGAAGTTTATAAATATGAGTTATCCAATAAAGATGCTGGAATTTATCGTGACATAAATCAGAACGATTTGGACAGCGGGAGGGTCTTGGCGTTTGAAAGTGCTGCTCATTATATGAAGATTGCTGGGTCTTTAGATTTAAGGGAAGATATTAGCCATTATAAAGGCGCGAATAATATCCATATTGCAGGGCAAAGCAGAGGAATTGAGTTACAACTGAAAGACCAGAACGGTAAAAATAATGGGTTGGCACGAAGAGTTGAGCAGATACCTTTTAACCTGAATGAAAGCGCATTGTTTGTCTATAATTACACAGCACCATTCACGGAATTAAATGATTATCATCTGTATGACGAAGCATTGCCAGCTTATGCCTATAAGGTAGGTCGGGATAATGCATTTGATTTTACTAGTTTAAAAATTCTTAGAGGTGTGTATGGACCAATTATCACACAGCTACCTAAGTTAATTAGTTTTGCAAATGTAAAAAGTATTGATGACTTTATTGCGTGAAATACCTAAAAATCCACCGCGCTTTTCGTAAGGATTGTGCGGTTTTCTTTTATCCAAAATCAGGAGCAATCCAATGAAATTTATTGAAAAAAATTAATTGAGCCGCAGCCGGAGGGATTTGTGCCGGAAACTTATTACGGTTATGTAAACCCTTACACTTACGCAGGCGGCAAAATTAAAGACCAATAAATAATAAAAGCGGGGGTTATCCCCGCTATTTCAACTCTCTACGTTCCTTATCAAAAATTCCGCTATAAGCTCGTCTAATATCTCTCGCTCGTCTTGATTGCCAGCAATCAGCTCTAAATCATCATCTACATAAGATAACAAGATTTCTGCGCCAAATATATTAATGATTGGATGATTCAAAGATGATAACCAAGTTTCAAATTGTTTTTTCATTTGCTATTACTCCTATGTTTTGTTAGCGGACATAGAGTAGGGAAGATTAAAAGTGCGGTGAATTTTGTTGATGATATTTTGCGATCTGCTTCGCAAAAATAAAAAATAGGCGGGCAAAAAGTGAGGGGTTTTATATCATGCTTATCCTTTATTTTGTGGTAAGCAAAAGCCCTGTAACATTACTTAAATAACAGGTTATCCACAGGGCTTATTCGTTCCGAAAGAAAATTAGCGCATATTGATTTATAAAGAAAATTTCATAGTGAAATCACAATCATTTCGGAACATAAAATCGCGCTAAAAGCCGTTAAATAAACATCGCTTTTATAATGTGTAAAACTTCATTTTTTATCACTCAATGTGGCGTGATAAATGTGTTAAAATGCGCGGCATTTAGAATATACCGTAAAAAATGACCTCACTTTATGTCAGAGAAAATTAACACCAAGCCTTTTATCCTTCATTCCGATTTCAAACCCTCCGGTGATCAGCCACAAGCTATTGCCAAACTTGCCGAAAATTTAGAAGACGGCTTGGCTCACCAAACCTTACTGGGCGTTACGGGTTCCGGAAAAACCTTTACGATTGCCAATGTGATTGCGCAGTTAAACCGACCGGCCATGTTGCTTGCGCCAAATAAAACCCTTGCGGCTCAGCTTTATGCGGAAATGAAAGCCTTTTTTCCTGAAAATGCGGTGGAATATTTCGTTTCTTACTATGATTATTACC